CAAGCCAAAGCCGCTAGTCTAAAGTTTCAATTAGACCAAGTGACTGTGGCTCAAAATGCTTTTACAAACTCATTGATACAATCTGTTAAGGGTGAAGAAGAGATTAAAGAAGAAAAGGCTGGTTAATGTTAGGTGCATCTGCTCTATCTGAATACGCTTTATCGGATCAAAGTATTCTATTAGCAGGTGTATCTGAACAAACAGCTATTTCTTCTGCTGTAAGCGTTGGTGTAGGTATACTGTCTGGAGTAACTACTGTAGACAGTAACTTTACCCAATCATCAAATGCTATTTATATAAGTGCAGGTGCAAATGCAGAGTTAAGCACCGACACCATAATGACATCGGCTGGTCTTAGAGCAAGATTAGGTGTGTCTGAAATAGAGTCTGCATTTACAAAAACATCAAATGCTATTATGATAGGATCAGGTGTTGCTACCAAAGATTTAAACTTTACTCAAGGCACATTTGGTGAATTGTTATTTGAAGATGTAAATGCGGGAGTAACCCCAGAAAGTTATGTAACTATTACACCGAGTGGCACAGAGTCTTGGACAGCAGTAAATCCTTCAGGTTCAGAAACTTGGATAGAGATAGAAGTGGAATGAGGTAAAAATGGCAAGTACATACACACTTAACAGTGGATTAGAAAAGATTGGTGCCGGTGAGCAAGCTGGTACATGGGGTAATACCACTAATAACAATTTAGATATTATAGACAGAACCATTAATGGGGTTTTAGATCTATCTGTAAGCGGAAACGTAACCTTAACTGCTAGCGATGGTACGTTATCAAATGGACATTATAAAATAGTTATATTAACTGGCACACCTGCTACAGCGTTTGATTTATTAATAGATCCTAATGATCAGCAAAAATGGTATATATTTAAAAATAGTACAGGTCAAACAGCCACAATTAAACAGGGCGGTGGATCAGGAACCACTGTAACTATAGCTAATGGAACTACAAGAATTGTTTATGCAGATGGTACAGGGTCAAATGCTAATGTAGCTTTGGTGCCAACAGATTTAGTTAATGATACAACACCACAGCTTGGTGGAGATCTTGATACAAACGGCAATGCTATTTTGTTTGGGTCTAGTAAATGGGCTATAGAACTAGATACTGGAGATAATGATTTATTATTTAAGTATAATGGCACAACAGTTTTTAAATTAGCATCAAATGGTGCTGTAACTTCAGCGGATAATATAACAGCTTTTGGAACCCCATAATGACATTAGCGGCATCAGGTACAATATCAGCGTCAGACTTACGTACTGAATTTGTTGGTGGCAGTGGTGCTGTTGATATGGCTAGTTATTATCGTGGCTCTAATACAAACGTAAGATCTAATGCAGCTAATAATACATCAACTAATTTAGCAGCCAATGTTCCTACAAGTGGAGCAATAAGCTTTAGCAATTTTTATTCTCAAGCTAAAGGCTGGAGAAGAACTTTTTCATCTAACAGTTCAAATCAAACTGGCTCAACTATGTTTGGAGATGATTACGCTGTAGATTATCCTAAATATATAGTTATCAATGCTGGTATTACGGTATATAGCACAGACCCAGCGACCCCTGCTATTAGTTTGCCAACAGGTGGTTCTGGAGATATATCCATAACCAATTCTGGCAATATATATGGGCAAGGCGGGGCATCTGGTTCAGATGGGGGAACAGCATTAAAAGCAGATGTGGCTGCAACTCTTGTAAACAATAGCGGAGCAAATGTTAAAGGTGGCGGTGGTGGAGGTGGAGCCGGTGGATCTGGTGGAGCAGGAAGTGCTCCTGCAACAGCAACCGCTTCTAACGTTACTGATAAGGTTGGAGATAAGCCAGATTTTGTTACATACTCTGTGTTAACGCAATTTGGACCAAGGGCATGGTCTGGAATAGGTAGCGGTCAGTGGGGATTAAATACTTCAGGTAATCAATTAAGATCTAATATATCAAATAGAGGCCCTGTTTGGTATACTTTTCAAGTTAATACTTCTGCTGAATATTCTTTATCTTCTTATATAACTGATCCTTTTCCAGAAGATGGTCAAACAGGTCATCGTGGGACACCCGTTGTTAATATAAGTACAGCAGAAGACACAAAGAGTCAGGGTCAAGGCGGAGCCGATTATGGTAGTGGATTAAGCTGGAGTGGATTAAAAGCTCCTTTAGCTGCAAATACAACTTATTACTTTTGTAATTATACACAAGGACCTTATGGATCTTCGTCTCCAGATGGTGCTTTTTTCTATAATGATATGAACGCAACATTGTCTCTTTCTGTAAATGTTCCTTCTACAGCAGGTGCTGGTGGTGCAGGTGGTGTTGGTCAAGGTTTTGCTCAATCAGCAGGTAGTGGTTCAGTAGGTGCTAGTGGCGGAACAAATGCAGGAACTGGAGGCACTGGAGGCTCTGGGGGAGCTTTGGGTCAGGCAGGTAGTAGTGGTGCATCTGGTTCAAATGGTTCTGGAACTGCTATATCTTATCCTTCGACAGCACCCGGATCTGGAGCAACGGGATCATCAGGTGGCGCTGCTGGTTATTATATTTTAGGTCAAAGCAATGTATCATTAACTAATAGTGGAACAGTAGCAGGGAGAATAGGTTAATGGCTTTTATTCCATTAAAATTTAAATCAGGTATTGTTTCCGACATAACTCCTTATAGTAATGAAGGTGGATTTGTAGATTGTGATAAAATAAGATTTAGGTTAGGAACTCCAGAAAAAATAGGTGGCTGGACTAAGTATGCAACAAATACATTTCAAGGTGCTGCAAGACGTTTACATAACTGGGTTGCTTTAGATGGTTCAGATTTTTTAGGGATTGGTACTCATTTAAAATATTATATAGAAGAAGGTCAAGCTTTTAACGATATAACTCCTATACGAAACACAACAAATGCGGGTGATATAACTTTTTCTGTTACAAATGGCTCTACAGAAATAACTGTTTCTGATCCAGCTCATGGAGCAAATGAAAATGATTTTGTTACCTTTTCTGGTGCATCAAGTTTAGGTGGAAATATAACTGCAAATGTTTTAAATCAAGAGTATCAAATAACCTCTTTAATAAGTTCTAACTCTTACACAGTAACATCAAGCATAGCTGCTAACGCTTCTGATACTGGTAATGGTGGATCTAGTGTTGTGGGCACATATCAGCTAAATACAGGATTAAACACCACTGTAGGAGGCACAGGATGGGGTGCAGGGCAATGGAGCGGCACAACTAGTAGTGCACTGTCTACAACATTAAACGAAGCTCTGGACTCCTCAGAAACAGGCGTTGATGTCATTGATGAAACAGGCATGAATACAGAAGGCGATGTTATTCTTGTAGGTAATGAGTTAATGATTGTGTCAGCAACTGCCGATGACAATACAATGACTGTAACAAGAGGGCATAGCGGAACAACAGCTTCAACACATGACAATGGCTCTTTAGTAAGATTAGCAAAGGGTAATGTTTTATCTACAGATGACTTTGTGGGATGGGGTAGTGCAGCTTCTATTACTGTACCGGGTGCTCAAATAAGGCTTTGGTCACATGATAATTTTGGAGAAGACTTAATTATCAATCCAAGAGATGGCGGATTATACTATTGGGATAGATCTTTAGGATTTGCTAATGCGGTTGAGTTAAGTGCCAGTGGGCTTGGAGGAACAAGAGCAAGTGTTCCTCAGATAGCAAAGCAAATAATTGTTTCTGATGCAGACAGACATATCATAGCTTTTGGATGTGATGGTTTGGGAGCAACTTCAGCGGCGCCAAAAGGGAATGGTGTTCAAGATCCATTGTTAATAAGATTTTCATCACAAGAAAATCCTGTTGATTGGTTTCCAACAACAACAAATACAGCTGGTGACTTAAGGCTTGGTGGTGGATCAACATTTATGCAAGCAGTAGAAACAAAAGAAGAGATACTTGTATTTACAAACAAAAGCGTTCACTCAATGAGATTTATTGGCCCTCCATTTACATTTGGTATTAAGGAGCTTTCTAAAAACATAACAATCATGAGTCCTGCAGCAGCTATAGCTGTTGACGATTCTGTTTACTGGATGGGCGTGGATACGTTTTATGTATACTCGGGTGGAGGCACAAACCAAATACCTTGCTCAGTAAAAGATAAAGTGTTTTTAAATTTTAATTTTG